TCAGTTCACGGAGCGGCCGAACCATTCGACGCGGCCGATGATGGCGATGTCGTCGTCTGTATGGCTTAGGTCTATTTCAAAGGGGGCGTAATGTGGGTTGGCTGATGTTACCAATAGCTTGCCCGGCATACGTTGTACGCGTTTGACGAAAAGGTCGTTGCCTATGCGTAGGACGTACAGGCCGTCGCGTGGCTCGGTTTCGGCGTGGTTGATTAGGATGTTGTCGCCGTGGTTGAGGATGCCTTCCATGCTGTCGCCTTTAACGGCGATTACAGAAAGCTTGTCTGTCTGCCGGGTAACGTAGTTTTCTATCCAGTATCTCCGGAAAGCCATGCAGAATAATGGTTTTTCATCATTCACTGCTTGTCCATGCCCTGCTGCTGCTTCGACGCTGTATCGTGGGATAAAGACAAACTCACGCAAATCGACGGGGTTGCCGAGCGTATCGACCGCGCCTGCGCCGCTATCTGATACGGGAAAGGCTCCGGCATTCTCAGGACGGGCGCGGTCAAGGTATGGCACGCCCTTGCCTGTCAGCAACCAGTTGAGGTCGCAGCCTGTAACGTCTTGAATTTTTATGAGTGTTTCGGCTTTAGGCAGTCCATCTTTTGCGAATACCTTATTAAGTCCCATGTAGGACATATCTATCTTGGAGGCTATTTCTTCCAACGTCGAATCAGGCCATAAAAGCTGAAGTCTGCTTTTAAAAGTCATGTGTTTCTCTCTAACAAAAAGACTAACCAAAAAACCTTCCCTTTTGGTTAGAAATAATCTTAATCAAAAACAAAAGTTTATAAAATAAGTTCCTTTTGTTTGTAAATTTACTAACCAAAAGGGTTTACAACTATCCTTTTAGTTAGTATTATTCGTTTCACTAAGTCAAACGACTTAGCAAGCAAACCCAAAAGGAAGACTTATGAAAACCCAAAAAGAAAGACTAATAGAAAAAATCGAAAATGCGGAAAGCAGAAAACAAGATTGGCATCGTGCAGAAATTGTCGCAGCAGTTCGCAAACGAGGGAAAACAATTACTGCTCTATCAATCGAATCCGGATTGAGCGCGAATACATTAAAAAGCGCGTTGCAGTTTAAATATCCAAAAGGCGAACGGATTATTTCAGACTTTCTCGGCGTACCACCTCAAGAGATTTGGCCTAGCCGTTATCCCGAACAGGTTTAAATTACTCGAAAGAGTAAACAAAAGTTTATATCAGGAGCTGTAAATGAGCAACACCATATCGCTAGAGGAGCTGAAAAATTTAAGTTTGCCAAATCTGCCAAAAAATATCGAAAGCATTAGATACCGAGCCAAGACGCAAGGCTGGCCGTACATCGAAGAAGTTGGCAAAGCACGCGGAGGTCGTCTGAAAAAATATGTGATTGCCTCTCTCCCCGCCGAAATCCGAGCTGCAATCATGAAACGTCAGGCAGACGAACTAGCGGAGAGTATGCCGAAAGCCCTGCCCCAAATCAGACAGGAGACGGCGATGTCGCCTCAGGTCTTGGCGGAAGCGGCAAAGCGGCTGAACGAGAAACAAAGGTCGGTGGCAGATGCGCGATGTGCGGTGGTGGCGGCAGTGTTGGGTATCAAATATCAATACGGTTGCTCTGCCAAGGTTGCGGTGGCTCAGTTTTTGAGGCTGCTGGCGGAGGGTAAGTTGGACGAGGTTACGCTCGGCAACTTGGAAAAGGCAAATGACCGCAGTCGGTCGGCAAAGGTTGGCGAACGTACTTTAGACGGCTGGATATCTGCTTATTTGAAAGCGGAAAACGCGACGGAGCGGTTGGTCTCTTTGGCTCCGAAGGTAACTAAGGCGATTAAGCCGATTGAGAGCTACGGTTGGTTGCCGACATTTATGCAGTTTCACAATATTCCGTCCGCGCCAAAATTGGCACACAGCTACCGCCGATTTGTGCAGTGGGCTGAAGCGGAAAATATGCCGGTTAACGATGTGCCTAACTTGAGTATGGTGCGGCGCGTTTGGGAAAAGCTCCCGCTGATTATGCAGGAGCGCGGCAGGAAAACGGGGGCGGCTTATAAATCGCTGCTGCCTTATGTGAAACGTGATTGGGGGGCTTTGAAGCCGAACGATGTTTGGATCGGCGACGGCCACAGCTTTAAGGCGAAGGTGGCGCACCCTGTACACGGCAGACCGTTTAAGCCTGAAGTGACGGTGATTATTGATGGTTGTACGCGGTTTGTGGTGGGATTTTCGGTGTCGTTGGCTGAAAGTTGTGTGGCGGTTTCGGACGCTCTGCGTATCGGGGTCAAGCACTTTGGTTTGCCGATTATCTACTACTCGGATAACGGCGGCGGACAAACCGGCAAGACGATAGACCATGAAATCACGGGTATTACGTCCCGATTGGGTATCCGCCATGAAACGGGTATCGCGGGCAACCCGCAAGGTCGAGGCATCATCGAGCGATGGTGGAAAGACAATCTGATTGAGATGGCGCGCCAGTATGAGACGTTTGCGGGTGCGGGAATGGACAGCAGCACGAAGAATCTGATGTACCGCAAGATGGAAAGTGCGTTTAACGCCTTGGGAAAAGGCAAGGGTTTAACGGAGGAACAGCAAAAATATTTGAAAAAACTGCCGAGCTGGTCGCGTTTTATCGCGGATGTGGTCAAGTGTATCGACGAATACAACAACCGCCCGCACGGGGAACTGCCCCGCCATCCGGACGGCGGGCATTATACGCCGAAGGCTTATCGGGAAATGAGGCTGGAACAGGACGGGATTGCGCCGGATATGTTGTCGGCAGAGGAGCTGGCGACAATGTTTATGCCGCAAGAGGTGCGAAAGGTACAGCGCGGTTGGCTGGATTTGTTCAACAACTCTTATTTTTCGGTCGAGCTGGCGGAGTATCACAAAGACGAGGTACGGGTCAGCTACGATTTGGATGATGCGTCGGTGGTCAATGTGTTTGATATGGACGGCAAGTTCATCACGAAGGCACAAGTCAACGGCAATAGCCGCGAGGCTTTCCCGATGGCTCGTATCGACCAACTGGCGGAAAAACGCCGAAAAGGCAAAATCAAGCGGGCGGAAAATGCAATCAAGCTCGCGAATGCGGAAGTCAATCCGGCACTGGAACAGGCGGCAGCTTGGGACGAGCTGGGACATTTGGGCGGAAACGTCATCAAGGCGGAGTATGCGGTATTGCCGAAAACGGGAACAGACGACGAGATTGTCTTGTTTGAGGCGGATATGTAGTTAAAACATTTTTAAAACATCTTTAATAAGGAAAACATCATGAAAAACACGGTCAACAAAGCATTGCAACAAAAACTGGCTGAATTTAAAGCCAAATCAGGGATGAATCAGACGATGCTTGCACGCGGTATCGGGGTATCTCCGGCATCTATCAGTATGTACCTGAATGATACCTACGCAGCAAAAGGCGGCAAATATGAAACCATCGAGCCGAAAATCGAAGCGTTTTTAGAGGTGCAGGAAAGTAAGGCGCAACGCGAAGAGCTGGTGTTGGGGTTTGTATCGACTAAAACGACCCGCCGAATCTCTGAAGTGATGCGCGACGCACACGAGGCGGGCGACACGGTCGTTATCTACGGTCAAGCGGGTTTGGGCAAGACTCAGGCGGTCAAAAACTACTGCGAAAAGAATCCCGCCGCCATCCTGATTGAGGCTAATCCTAGCTTTACGGCACTTGTCCTGATGCGCAAGCTGGCGGCAGCGGCGAAGGTCTCAACGGTCGGCAGCCTGAATGATTTGTTTGAGTCTGTATCTGACCGCCTGCGCGATTCTGGTCGTCTGATTGTGGTCGATGAGGCGGAAAACCTGCCATTACGCGCCCTTGAGATTATCCGCCGATTGCACGATGACACGGGCTGCGGTTTGGTTTTAAGCGGTATGCCGCGATTGGTGGCGAATCTGCGCGGTAAGCATGGCGAGTTGGTGCAACTTTATAGCCGAGTGTCGGTTGCGCTGAATTTGGGCGACTCGATGCCGGATGACGAATTGGAAGAAATTGCCAGAGCGGCGATGCCTGAAGCGGATGATGCGACGATTGCGGAACTGGTCAAACAAAGCAACGGAAATACGCGACGGATGAGCAAGTTGATGTGCGGTGCGGTACGAACGGCGAACAAAAACGGCATCAAAATGCAATCGGGCATCATCAAAAAATACTCGACATTGATTATCCGATAGGTCGTCTGAAACGGTAAGTCTTTGACAGGGCTATATATTTTTTTACCCTATGATTTTAATAAGTTATTGTTTTTAAAGGAAAACGCAGATGCAAGTTTTGAAGAAAGTTGATTGGAAGATGTTCGTGGCGCCACGTTTTTGGCGGTATGTGCCGGTCGGAATGGTGGTCGGGGTGTGGTGTTTTGTGGCGGGGATGGCGTTGTATGGCTGCACCCAAGAACCTGAACCGATTGCGAAAGAGCCGACTAAGGTCGAGAAGATGGAAAGACAGGCGGATTTGGAAGTTTTGAAAACGGAACGTGCCTACGAGGCAATGAGTGTGGAGCAGAAGATGGAAGGAGTGGTTTATGAATAAGTTCAGACGTCCAAAACGGGGACTGAACCGAATCAAGAAATTGGCGTTGAAACGGGCAGTCGAGGAAATCCGCGCCAAGTACGGCGAACGGGCGATTGTGAAGGGATGGCGCGAGCCAGAAGGGAAGTAAAAATGATGGAAATTTGGATGATTTGGATGATTTTGGGGACTGCGCTGGGCGCAGTGATCGGGATGTTTATCTACGCGGAAGGCATCTTGCTTGAAAACGAGCGTCTGCGCGGGATTTTGAGAGTGGAAGTTGCGGCGCGAGAGGTGTTGGAGGCATGGATGGACGCGGCATACCGCAGCCGGAAAGGGAGTGGGAAATGAGCTACCGACGACGCAATACGGACTGGCAGGCATGGGGACAACACCGCCGGCGCGCCACGAAGTTTATGGTGAAGCGAAACCGCGAACAGGCAATCGCCGAATATCAGGCGCAGTTTGAAGATAAGGACGGCAAAGGTCGTCTGAAAACGGAATCTGAATTGGATAAGGAAAATGGCAATGGATAAAAAAAACGTCTTGGAAAAAATTAAGAAATGCCTGGCTTTAAGTAAATCAGGAAATGAGTATGAAGCTGCACAGGCGATGAAACAGGCACAGGCACTGATGAAAAAATATGAAGTTGACGCTGTTGATGTTGCCTTGTCGGAAGTCTCCGAAAAAGGAGGTGATCGGCAAATGGCTTCTAAATTAGCAATGTGGCAATGGAACGTTGCAAATATGGTTGCAGATATATTTGGTTGCAAATCTTACAAGCTCAGGAAAACGATGATGTTTTACGGCTTGGGTAATCGAGCCGAAATCGCAGCCTATGCCTTTGATGTGGTCTATCGACAGATTTCCGTCGCCCGCCGTGAATTTTTAAAAGCCTGCCGAGCAAGAAAGCCTGCGAATCGGACTTATCTTGCCGACAAATTCTGCGAAGGATGGCTGGTAGGTGCTTGGAACAAGGTCAAGAAATTTGAAATGTCTAACGAAGAAAAGGCTGTTATGGATGGATATACCGAAAAAGAACATAAGGATATGGCAATAGCGGCAACAAGAGACGCGAAATCGTCAAAACTGGAAGGGACTAGTGTGGCACTTGAAGCATTAGCACTTGGTAATGAAGCAGGTAAAAAGGTGCAGCTACACCACGCGATGAACGGCGCGGAAGGCGTTAAACAAATTGGAGAGCGGAAATGAACGAAAAAGATTTAATCGAATGGCTGGAAGACCGTGGCGAGCTGATGGTTATGAAAAAGGACGGCGAGGGTTTCGTGATCGCCGCCCGCGCGCCGGACGGTATTTGGAAAACGGCGGAGGCGGCAACGCTGACAATGGCAATAGAAGCTTGGGAGGAGATGTGATGACTACCGGAATGATGATTTATCTCTTGATCTGCGGGCTGATTGGTTTGGCACTGGTGGTTTTGGCACTGATGAGCCTGATTGAAAACTGGTTTAAGCAGCGGACTAAAGCTGTTGTTTTGGATGCCTGCGGTATGTTTATTGGGTTGGTTGTTGTTTTTATAGCGTTTTTGGCAATTATTGGGGTGATTAAATGAATATCAAATGCCCGAACTGCGGGGCGGTGCATAGTCTGGACAGCTTAATCAACGATGCCGACGCATCGTCTGTATTGCGGGCTGTGTTGGAGATGGACGCTGAAATGGGCAAAGCGGCGATACGGTATGTCGGCTTGTTCCGACCCGCTAAATCGCAGCTCTCTTGGGCGCGTACTGCGAAACTTTTGAACGAGTTGATGCCTATGATTAAAGCGCAGGAGGCAGTACGCGACGGGATGTCCTCCCCCGCTCCCGCCGAGGCTTGGCTGCACGGCTTTAACGAAACCGTCAACGCCCGCGACCAAGGTCGTCTGAAACTGCCCTTAAAGTCGCATGGTTATTTGCTGGAGATTGTCAGCCAGTGGCAGGGTTCGGGGTTGCCCTCTCCCCAGTCCTCTCCAACAGGGAGACTGGGCGAAGGCGGCGCGCCGTCAAAACTGCGGCAAGGTGTGGCAGCCTTGGGCGAATGGGCAGGGAATGATTGGGCAAAACGTGAAATTGCATCAGGTTTTTCGCTGCTCGCCGCGCTGAATCTGCCCAACCGCCCCGCAGCGCAGGATATGCCGGTAGTCGCGGAAATTTGGTATCGGAAACTGATGGGGCAAAAAGAAATCGTCTCGCCGGAGTATGACCCGATACGGATTCAGACGGGGTTTAAGGTGTTGCAGGCGGCGGAGACGTGGCCGCAACCCGCCGAACTGCTCCGAAACCTGCCGCCACGGTTGATACCAAGAGCGATGCTGGAAAAGCCCGCGCCGGACAAAGCAAAAGGTCGTCTGAAAATGGCGAAAGTGAGAGAAGTTTTAAACAAGAAAGGTCATTGAAATGAAAGAGTATGTTTTTAAAATTGTTTCGGAAGATGGGAAGTGTCGCGTCGAGTTGCCCGAAATCAAGATAAACGGTGAGTATCAAGCTCCCGACCTGATGGCTGCGTTGACAACGGAATTTTTAGACAGTGTATGCAGTGATGCCGACCGAGATACGGAAGGATTTATCAAGGCTGCTGTCACTAATTTAAAAGTATTGCAACTGGCAAGACAGTTGAGAGATGCGGAACGAAAAGTAAATTAAGGAAGGAAAAGAAAATGGCTAAACAACGTATCAAACAGGCGGCAATCGAAGCCGCACAAGACAAAACCGAGGTAACGGCGCATATCCGCACGATTGGCGACCTGAACCGCGAAATCAAACGCTTGGAAACCGAAGCGGGCGATAAAAAAGCGGTGATTGAAGAAGAATACGCCGCGCTTGCCGCTCCGTTGAAAGCCGAGTCGGAACGCCTGACCGCTGCCGTCGCCGCCTACTGCGAAGCACACAAGGACGATCTGACGGAAAACGGCAAGACCAAGACGGTGGATTTTGTGACGGGACTCGTCAAATGGCGCATCCGCCCGCCCAGCGTCAAGGTAACAGGTGTCGCCGCCGTCTTGGCTTGGATGTCGGAAAAAACAGCATATCAAAGCTTTATCCGCACCAAGCAGGAAATCGACAAAGACGCTATCCTGAATGAGCGCGAGCAGTTTGCGAATGGTCAGGTGCCGGGAATTAAGATTGTGTCGGGGCTTGAGGATTTTGTGATTGAGCCTACGGAGCAGGAGTTGATGTGATGGCGAAAATTGTTATTGAAATTGAAGATTTGCCTGATGGAAATATCAGATATGCCTATCAAGGGGATACCAAGCTTGAAGGCGACGGTACGCCTGCACAATTAACTTTTATTACTGTGCAAGAGGTAATTCATACCCTTGTGGAGATGGGGGAAATAGAAGTGCTTGAAAAACGGTAATGATGGTTAGGCAAATTTTTTAAAAGGCATTTAAAGGCCGTCTGAAATGGGGTTTAAAACCTGTTTCAGACGGCTTTTTAATTTTATATGCAGTAAAAACAATAATCTATGTAAAAATGCAAAATAATATTTGCATTACCGCCAAAATGGCGGTAATATACACACATGGACGGACAACGCCCCAGCCGCCAAAACCGATTAACAGGGGCAAAAGGGAAAATATCATGACTACCGTAAAATTTACCGCAACCGCTAAAATCTTTGATGGCGTACAAACTACCGAGCAGCAGGTTGAGCGCAAATATACCATCGAGTGGCACAAAGGATATGCCGGCATCCGCAACGAAGATGGCTACTTTGTACAAGACATCTCTTTAAAAGGGCTTGAAACAAAAGAAGAACGGATGCAGCACGTTGTCGATACCCTCAAATCTTGGAAATAAACCAACCACGCCGCGCCCCGGTTTGACAGGGGCTTATAGGAGCAAAAAATGAAATTCTCAATAAACGTCATCAAAACCCAAAAAACTGAAGTAAAACGTCAATACGAAACTGTTACACGAATAAATCGGATCAATACTGGCAAAACAAAAGAAGTGGAGTTCAAACCTGAACAAGACCTTTTAATTGTAGATGGGGAAGCTTTTAAAGTTCACGAAGTTTCATTCAAATTCATCACGCTCGAAAACGAAAATATTAAATCCGCTCAAATCATGACATACAAAAACGGTGAGCAACATTTATTCTATTCACTTGATGTCCCTGCATTTTGGGATATGTTTGATGGTTTGAATTGGGGCAAAAAAGTTTTCGGTGGTTATATCGCAAATTAACCAAACATGAGTGAGATTGTAGATGATTGATAATTATGAGTTTGGCTACACGCCCAACAATCTCAAAGCCCTGCGCCAAAAGTACGGTTTATCACAACGTGAAGTTGCTGATTTGTTGGGTATCGATATCAGCAGTCTACAAAGATGGGAGGCTGATGTAGGACAAAAGAGCCATCGTGATATGCCTCTTCCAAAGTGGCTGGAGTTGGTCGATATATTAAACGGCAAAATCCTTTAAAAGGTCGTCTGAAACGTTTTCAGACGGCTTTTTTTATGCCTGTCCGTTTCGCAAAAAAAAACAGCGACTTACTACAACATATAGTATTTTATCTGTATAATATGCGGAAATTAATCAATATATTGTGTTTAGGGGTTTGAAATGCGCCGTGCGTTGATTGCGACAATTAAAATCGCTCAAAAAGAGCTTGGTTTGGATGATGCGACGTATCGCGCGGTCTTGGAGCGTGTGACAGGTAAGCGATCGTGTACCGAGTGCAGCATCCCTGAGTTGGAGCGCGTGGTCGAGGATTTGCGACAACATGGGTTTACGCCGAAAAAAACGGCGGGACAGCGACCAAACCGCCGCGATTCTGCCGACAAGATGATGCGCAAAATCGAAGCCCTGCTGCTGGATAACGGCTGGACTTGGAATTATGCGCATGGTACGGCGAAAAAGATGTTTAAGGTTGACCGCGTGGAATGGTTGTCCGACGGCAATATGCACAAGTTGGTGGCGGCTTTGCAGATTAGTGCGAACCGCAAGAAAAAGGAGAAAACGGGATGAGTTTGAACTGGGAGATGACAGAGCAGGATTTTGAGGATGTGAAACATCTGCTGCCGCACAGCGTGGTGGCGATGATTACGGTTATCGGGCTGGAGGCGGCGTTTCACATGGTTAAGGTTTGGGGCGGGACGAATTATCCGATATCCAACCGCCGCCGCAATACGCGTCAGAGCCGAATCTTGCACGAACAACTGGTTGAGGACATCGGCGAAGAGGCGGCGGGACGGTTGGAGTGCGCCTATGTCGGGCAGCCTTTTTTGGCAATCCCGCGCTGCTGGGATGCGATGCGCGAACTTCGCAACCGATTTATCCGCCGCCAGTATGATGCGATGAGCGCGGAAGGTTTGAGCGATTTGTTTATCGTGCGCGAGCTGGTTTTGGCGCACAAGCTCTCGACACGAAATATCCGATACATTCTGAAAGAAGCCGACCGCGAGGCGGCGGCAAGGGCGCAGGCTGATTTGTTTGCGGCATGATGGTTTTGTTTTCCTTGCGTTTGAGTAGACCTTTTTTCCCTGCTTCGTGCAGGGATTTTTTTTAACCTGCCTTCCGCTGAATGCAAGCCTGACGGGGCTTGGGGGTCGTCTGAAAAGGTTTAATGTGGTTTTAAAACTATCTATTTGAGGTATTTATGGCCCAGCAAAAAGAACTCCCTTGGATTGCTGAAGCGCGAAAGTATATCGGTCTGACAGAAATCCCCGGTAAAAACCACAACCCGACCATTTTGAATTGGCTTCACGGGCTGAAAGCTTGGTGGAAAGACGATGAAACGCCGTGGTGCGGAGTATTCGCAGCCCATTGTTTGCGAGCCGGTAACCGAGACATCCCGAAGGATTGGATGCGCGCCAAAGAATATGCTTTTTGCGGCAAACGCCTTACCAAGCCTGCTTACGGCTGTTTGGTCGTGTTTACGCGACAAGGCGGCGGTCATGTTGGTTTTGTTGTCGGCAAGGACAAGGCAGGCAATCTGTTGGTTTTGGGCGGCAATCAAGGCAACCGCGTCAGCATCGCGGCATTTCCGACGTCCCGCGTGGCTGCGTATGTGTGGCCGTCTGTCGGCGGTGCGCCTCTTGACCCCACTCCGGAGCGTTACAACCTGCCATTGGGCGGTGCGGCAATGAGCAGGAGCGAGGCATGAAAAAGGCTTTGATTGCTTTGGCATTGGCGGCATTGAAACCGCAGGTACCTGAATTTGAGATTAAACCTGCCCGCGTGGGCAACCTGAAACAACATCCGAGCCTGCGCTTGGGTAAATCAGGCGTGGCAGCCGCCAAACGTGCGGCGCGCAAACGTAAGAACCGTCGTTAATCATGGGACAGGTTAATTTTTACGAAAAGATGATTGAGCAATGGTCGCGAAAAAGCCACGAGGCAAGCGAACAGGCAGATTTGGCTGCGTTTGAATTTGCGGAGGGCGAACTTGCCAATTATCGGGAAATGCTGAAACGGCATCTGCAAAACGGGAGTGTGAAATAAATATGCGGATTTTCGACATTTTTAAAAACCCTGCGACAGGCAATGTGTCGCACTCGAAGCTGTGGGCAAACGTCGCTTGCGCGGCGGGTACGGTTAAATTTGTGATGTTGCCCGACCCGTCGGCAGAAATTTGGGCGGTGTATTTGGGCGTCGTAGGCGGCTATGCGGTGGCACGCTCGTTGGTCAGCGTCAAACGTCAGGAGGTCGAGAATGAATCCGAAACTCGTGAAGCTGTTGGCGAATAACTGGCAACCGATTGCCATCATCGCGCTTGTCGGCACGGGTTTGGCGGTGTCGCACCATCAAGGCTACAAGTCGGCTTTTGCCAAACAGCAAGCCGTCATCGACAAGATGGAACGCGAAAAAGATCAGGCCTTGCGTCTGTCGGCGCAAAACTACGCACGCGAGCTGGAACAAGCCCGCGAAGAAGCAAAACAATCTGAAGCCAAGGCGCACGCCGTCGGTGTGGAATTGGCACAAAAGCAGGCGGAAGTCAGTCGTCTGAAAACGGAAAACAAAAAGGAAATCGAAAATGCGCTTACTCAAGACCGCCAAAAAGCAGGCGGCGGTTGTATTGACGGCCTTGGCTCTCACAGCCTGCGCCTCTATGCCCGCGCCCTCGGCTACGGAAATTAAGGTTGTTGAAAAGGCGGTCATGCCGACACCGCCCGCTGCGTTGATGGTCGCGCCGGTACGCCCGAATCCGCCGAAAGACGGCAAAACGGCAACGCTGCTCGAACACGCCGCTGAGTTTGGTGGCTATGTGGCGGAACTGGAAAACCAAAATCAGGCTTGGCGCGATTGGGCGGGCAATCACTCCCGCAAAGTCGGCGACTGACAAAAAAGCCCGCGTAGGGTGCGGGCTGAGGGTGAAAGCGGATTTTATACCTCTTTTACAGGGGTAGCGGCGGTAGTGCTTTTCAGCAAATCGACTGCGTGCTGGCAGTTTTGTTTGCTGGTGTAGCCTTCGCCCTGAGCGATGGTTTCATGGTTGGCTGCTTTCAAACGCCAACGGTATTCGCCTTTTGCGTCTTTATAGATTTCAAAATACATAAGGTTTCTCCTATGAATGAGTACACGTTTTCTTACCGCTTTGACGGCAAGTCCTGGTCATTGAGCATTTGGGCGGACAGCCCTGAAGAAGCCAGGGCGAAATTTCGGGCTGCACGAGAAAATGCGCAGTATGACGGCGAAGTTGTAGCAAAGATTTATACATTTGTAAATATTTCGTGGGTTAAGAAATTGTACAAGCGGATAAAATATTTAATGGGTATCAAAGAATGACCTACCGTGAATTAGTTGAACGTCAGTTGGCTGTGCGCCATGCCGATTTGGAATTGGGCTTAAGCCGCGCCCGCGAACAAGAGCCGTTTGTCATCCATGTTTCTAGTCTGCTGGATAAGGCAGGGTTTGAATATACGGTACGAATGAACAAGGATTTTCAGACGACCTTTAACCTTGAATATCCAAATACAAACTACGACACCTTTAAGCGTGCAGTTTGGCAGACGATTTCGGCGTATTACTGCGTTTGTAACGATGGGGATGGACTCGAAATTTCCAGCAATCGCCCTGACGGCTACTCCGTCCGTATCGTATTTGGCGATGTGTAAAGGGGTTTTAAATGGACTTTGAATTTGGTTTTAAAACCATTTGGCCGCTCTTGACGGCGGCGTTTTGGTTTTGGGTCAACGGCATTTCGGGTCGTTTGAAAGAGGCGGACAAGCGCATCGACGATCTTAAAGAGGAGCTACACAATGTCAAGCTCTCCTATCACACCAAGCAGGACGCCAAGGCAGACAGCACTAATATTGCGGCGGCCTTGGAACGAATTGAAAACAAGTTGGAAAAAGTAAACGAAAAACTGGACAGGAAAGCGGACAAATCATGAGCGACCCGATTTTGGAAGTCTTGGCGCGTATTGAAGCTAAACAAGATGACATGCTCACCAATCAGGCGCGTATGGACGAAGAATTGCAGCAAATTAAGAAAGACTGTAAGAAATCTGCTGCGGTTTACGGCGGTCTCGGCGGCGTGATTGTAACGACCGGCTGGGAGTTGCTGCGAGCCAAGTTCGGGGGCTGATATGGCACATCCGAAAGAAATCCGCGAAAAGCTGCGCAGGCTGTACGTCAGCGACGGGCAGACGCTCGAAATCGCGGCGATGATGTGCGAAATCCCGACCGCGACCGCCCGTAGCTGGAAACGCGCCGCCAAAGAGACCGGCGACGATTGGGACAAAGTGCGCGCTGCCTACACGCTGGCGGGCGGAGGCATCGAAGACTTGAGCCGCTCGCTGTTGGCGGGATTCTTAGTTCAATACCAATCGACGATGACGATGTTGCAAGACACGTCGGTCGAGGAGCTGATGCCGTCCGAGCGCGCCAAACTGTTGGCGAGCCTGTCCGACGCGTTCACCAAGACCGTGGCGGCAAATAAGCGGGTATTGCCTGAAGTTCAAGAATCTGCGATTGCCATTAAAGTCATCGAAAAGCTGTTTGCCTATATTGCCGACCAACATCCAGATATGTTGGCTGCTTTTGATACGGTACTGCAAGGCTTTCAAACTGTCATTGAGAAAGAGTTTTAACCATGCAGCAGAGAAAATTGAGCCAATCCGAACTACGCGCCAAAATGTCCGCAATCCGAGCAGACATCAATCGACGCATCAGTGCGGCGGATATCGGATTGTCTGCCGCGCCTGCGGATATTGCCGAGCGTCGCACCAAAGTGATGCAGTGTACGCCAGAGGCGTTCCGTTTTTTCTGCAAGACTTATCTGCCGCATTATTTCCCCGACGAAAGCGAATCTGTTTTCCATGCATGGGCATACACAGAGCTGCCCGAAATCGAAAAAGAGCCGGAGTCGGTCTTGCAGGGGTGTGCGGCATCGCGCGGCGAAGCGAAAACATCGCTGACCGTACAGGCATTCGCCCTGTGGCGGGAAGTCCGTAACTCCAAACACAATACCGTCATCGTATCTGACACCGAAGACCAAGCCGACGCCATCGTCGAGGCCATTAAAACCGAACTGACCGACAATCCCGCGTTGCAGTTGGACTTCCCCGAAGTCTGTGGACAGGGGCAGGTATGGCGTATCGGAGAAATCCGAACCCGCCAAAATAACCAGTTCAAAGCCTATGGTGCGGGACAGGGTATCCGCGGTGCAAAAAAAGGTGAGGTGCGCCCCGATGCAGTCTATCTCGACGACTTGGAAAATGAAAAACATTCCGAAAACATCCGCCTGCGCGACAAACTGACCAAGTGGATAGGCAGTGTCATCAATCCTTTGGGTGGTGCGGGCGCGAAGTGCGACATTTTGTATGTCGGTACGATTTTATGTTTGGACAGTGTATTAGCGCGTGTGTTGAAAAATCCGTTTTGGCGCAGTGTGCGCTTTTCCTCGATCATGAAGTGGCCTGTCAATATGGATTTGTGGGCGGAATGGGAAAACATCTACCGTAACACGCCGAAAGAAAACCGCGCCAACGAAAAGGCGGCTCAGGCGTTTTACGAGGCAAATGAAGCGGCAATGTTGGAAGGCAGCGAAGTGAGTTGGAGCAAACGACCGCTTCTCGCCCTGATGAAAATCCGCGCCCGCGACGGCATCCATGTTTTTAACTGCGAGTACCAAAACCAGCCGGGCAATCCCGAAAATGCGATTTTTGCTGATTATTTGGACAACTGTTATTACCGTTCACTGCCGCATGATGTCGTGTATTTTGGCGCGGTTGACCCTTCGCTTGGCAAACAGGGTAAAGGAGCCGACCCGTCCGCCATTCTGGTCGGCGGCTACCAACGCGCCACAGGTACGCTGTTTGTCGTTGAGGCATCCATTAAGAAACGTGTCCCGAGCCTGATTATTCAGGACGTCATCAGACTGCAAAAGCAATACGGCTGCTTGCTGTGGGTCATCGAGACCATCCAGTTTCAAGAATTTTTCAAAGACGAACTGATTAAAGAGGCGGCAAAACAAGGGACGCATGTTCCTGCGCGTGGAGTCAAACCGAGCGCAGAAAAAGTGATGAGGATTGAAAGTATCCAACCGCATTTTGCCAACGGATTTATCAAACTGTTACCGGAGCAACGTGTATTGATTGAGCAGTTGCGGGAATTTCCCGACGCTGACCACGACGACGGCCCCGATGCTCTGCATATGCTGTGGATGGCAGCAACGACGGGCAATGTGTCAAATAGAGCGCGTGCGATTGATTTGCCTGCGCCGATGTTGGAGATTTAAAAATGTGTGATGCGAGAGAGCGTATAACCGCTCGTGAAAAAGAGCTGACAGAGGATGTTGAGTACCTCGAGCGTGGTTTGGATAAAGCGATTGCACATCTGCAAGAGGTTGTCTCCTGCTATAAGGCTGGGCGGCTATTAAATCTACATTTTATTGTCGCTGAAATTGAAGGTTTTTTGGCGGCTCGCGGCGAAGAGTATTGATTTTAAGGTCGTCTGAAAACGGTTTCAGACGACCTTTGGAGTAAAAAAATATGTTCGGATTGATTAAAAGTGGAACTCGGAGAGCCGCCATCAAGACATTGACGAGCGCGACAGAAGACGCGCTGGAAAGCCTGTTTTCCAACATGGAAGGCACGGACGCGCTGCTTTCGCGCCTCGGCGTGGACAGGCAGCAGGCATTGGACGCGGTAGTGAGCGACGATGAGGTCGCCGCCTGTTTGGAGGATTTGCATTCCGCCATGCAGAACAAGGCGTGGCGCATTTACGGCGAGGACTTGAGCGATGAAGACAAAGACCGTTTGTGGAAAACGCTGAAACGCCATCTGCCCGCGCTTGCCGAAATCGTCTTAACGGCGCGTTTGGGCGGTTATGGTGTCGGTCGGTACGTTTATCAGCCCGAACCCGACGGCTTTTTGACGATAAAACACATCAGCAACAAGAGCGGCGAACTGGCGAAATATATCCCCTACCGCGACGGCTCGCTGGTGTATCGCGGCAGCGGCGGTGAGGAAACTTGTAATACGGATGTCCTGTATCTCTTTATTGCCCACCGCGCCACGTCAACCAATCCAGCGGGCGAAATGGCGGCGGCGCGGCTGTATGCGCCCGTCGCGTTGCGTAAAAAAGGCTTTATTTATGCGGCGCAATTCATTACGCGCTACGCCCAGCCTTATCTGATTGCCAAAATCCAAGCCAACAGCGAAGACGACCACAACGGATTTATGAGCCGTTTTTACCGCTTTGTCTCCGGCGGCGCATTGAGTATCGACCGCGAGGACGATGTGATGATGCTGCAAAACAGCGCGGACGGTCAGGCATTCCGCCGTCTGGAAAACCTTGCCAATGCGCGCATCCAAAAAACGCTGTTGGGCAAGGTCAAAACCAGCGACCTTGAGACCGCCAGCCGCGCGAGCCAAGAGACCGAAGAAAACAACCGAGACGAGCGTATCGGCGCGTATCTTGCCCTTTTGTCCCGCGCGGCGCAGCACTTTATCGACGCGCTTGTGATGGTCAACAACGCCTACGGCAAGCCGATTAATGCGCCCAAAGGCGTATGGTTCGAGTTTGAAGACGAAATCAAGGTTGATAAAACCCGCGCCGAACGCGACAAGATGTATATGGATACGGGGCAACTCGTGCTGACCGAAACCTACTACCGCGACATCTTGGGCTTTGAGCCGGAGCATTTCGAGCTGCGCGACCCGAAAACGTCGTCTGAAAACCCTGCGCCTGCCAAATTCAGCCTGCGCCTGTCTGACGAACTTGCCCGTAATGCGCCCGATACGGCGGAGCAGGCAATCGCCCGTCCGAAGATGGAAGCGGTGTTGGGTTTACTGGAAAACTGCAAAGACTACGCCGAATTTGAGGCTAAGCTGTCGGAACTTGATTTGAGCGATGGCGACAATCTCTTGATCCAGCGTTTGGTTTCAGACGGCCTTTCGGCTTGGGCTGACGGAGCGGACGATGGACGGGATTGAATACAATTACGCGGGGCTGGTCGATAAAGCTGCCTTCGAGCATTTCAAATCCAAGAAAATCCTTGCGGGTTTCAGTCATTACGACGTTTGGCTGTATCAGCACAGCCTTGCGTTTACCGTCGCCAAGATGATGGACGCGGATATGCTCGCCGAAGTCAAAGACGCCATCGAATCCGCGCAGCAAAACGGCACGGCGTTTGCCGATTTTAAAAAGCGTTTAAAACCGTATTTGATGGCAAAAGGCTGGTGGGGCGAGCAAGTAATGACCGACCCGCTGGACGGTGAGCCGAAATTGGTACAGCTCGGCAGCACACGTCGTCTGAAAACCATCTTCAACACCAATATGCAGACCGCCTTTGCGGCGGGGCAATGGCAGCGGATTCAGGCAAACAAAAAAGCCTTGCCGTATTTGCGTTACAACCATTCCGCCGCTGGGCATCCGCGCGACAGCCATAAACGCTACTACGGCTTAGTCCTGCCGGTTGACCACGACATTTGGAAAGTCATCTTCCCGCCAAACGGCTACGGCTGCAAATGCTCGGTGTCCACCCTGACCCGTCGGCAGGCGGAGCGCGAGGGCATCAGCGGCGAGCCTGATGTCGATATGGTCGAATTTACCAATCCGCGTACAGGCAAAACGGTATTGATACCCGACGACATCACGCCGAGCTTTGCGCACAACCACGGCGACCGATTGGGCGCGATGGACGCGTTGTTTGGCGAACGCAACGGCGAAGAGGCACTGGTCGCCATGATTGCCGAGCGCGAGGCGTGGTTGGACAAGCGGTACAGCGTGCCGTCTGATAAGGTGGCGGTGTTGGCTTTGCCGGATAAGGTGTCGCAGAAGGAAGTGCGCAGGCTGACAAAAGAGCAGTCTGCCAACAATACCAAAGACCACGAAGCGAGAGCTGCGGCAGCGTGGCAGGTTGAAACGGGCGACAGGCTGGAAGTGTTTGATTTGCCCGTGGCGAAAGGTAAGGGTCAAGCCGATTATCTGATTGTTTCAGATGACCTGCCCCGTGAGCAATGGGTAAAACTGGATTTTATGTTTACCGAAAATCCCGAACATGCGGAATTGATGAACCGTTATTTTGCGCACACCGTAGGGGCGTGGAATACTAAGGTCGACAAGATTCAGGAGCATTTTGATAAAGCCGATATTGTCCCGCTTGATTTGCGCCACCTGAATGCGGCGAACCGGCATAAATTGTTGCAGTATGTGTTATCATTGCCGAAAGAACAGCGGGATAAAGTCCGCTTATTGGTAAAAATATCGGAGTAAGTCATGCCGTCTGAACTGTATGTCAGCCGCGAGGTAAAAGTATTTTTAGGCGGGAAAACCGCCCCGTCCGAATTGTTGGACTATCTGTACCCGCGTCTTGCCGAAATCGACAAGGAAGCAGCCGAGCAAATGCAGGGCGAGTTTTCGGGCTGCGTGTTTTCGGTTGCGGATTTGTCTGCTGCGGCATTTGCCAATGTGTACAGATGGATACTTGAGGCGGCAGAAAAGTCCGAGTGGATTAAGCCCTACAAAGCCGATTTGAAAACCGCCCTGGAAGCTGATCCAAGATTCAAATCCAAATAACCCTAAGGTCGTCTGAAACCGTTTCAGACGACCTTTTTTCATAATCGCTCAAATTTCGCGTTTTAGCGCGTTTTATCGGTCGGGGTAGGTAAAGATATGTCCGAATGTTTAAAGTCAATCTGACGCAGCCCTAAAAGCCCTCTGAAAACGTTTTTTAAACCGCCGCCGCCTGCATTTTTGGATATGCCTTAAATTTGCGATTTTAGGCGGGTCGGATGCCAAAGATAGGCAAACCCTCGCCGAAATCTTAAAAATCAATCTGACGCAATTCTAAAGCGGTTTTAAAGTGGGTATTTTCATATTTTGCGCGTAAGGATTTTCAAAGGTCGTCTGAAACCTGAAATACGGTTTCGGGCGGCCTTTTTCATTTCGGGCAGCAAAGTGAAGTCATGCCGCCGTCTGTTTGTCGTCATGCGTTGCACAATGGCGGCTATGAATACGAAAACATCACCCCTCAATATCAAATTGTCCGCCGCGCTGCCGGTTGCCTTGGCGACCCGTGCGGATGATGTGCGCACCTTTAAGGGCGTCGCCAATTCGGGCAAGCCTTTCGGTTACGGCGGTTATCAGACCGTTGTTGATTTGGCGGAGCTGTCGCACAAAGCGTCCGTTCCGGTTCTGCTGGAACATTCGCCGCTGAAAATGGCGGGCGTGTGCAGCCTGTCGGTAACGGCGGACGGTCTGATTGCCGAGGGCAGTCTGTTGTCAAACGAATTTGGCACGCAGATCGCCGAAGCAGCCGACCAAGGCTTTCCGTGGGAAATGTCGGTTTACGCACAGGCGGAATCCTACGAGGAGCTGGCGGCGGGCGCGGTATTGTCCGTCAACGGCAACGAGGTAACGGGGCCTGCTGTGATTTTGCGCCGCTGTACCATCCGCGAGGTGTCGTTTACCGCCGTCGGCGTGGACAGTGAGACGGAGGCGGTGGTGTTGTCGGATGGCAGCCCCTTGCCGGATATTTTTAAAAAACCTTTGGAGTTATCCATGACACCTGAAGAAAAACAAGCATTTGACGAACTGAAAGCGGAAGTCAATACGCTCAAGGCTGAAAAAGCCGAAGCCGAGAAAAAGCTGAAAGAAGCCGAAGCTGCCGCCAAGAAAAACCAAGTCAAGGCGAAATTGTCCGCCGCAGGCTTTAAGGAAGTCGAAGACGGCAAGTTTGAAGGATTGTCAAACGCGACCATGACCGTGCTTTTGTCTGCCGATATTGCGGCGGCTGAAGCCATGATTGCCGATTTGGCGCCTAAAGCCGCCCCGTCTGCCGTGCCGCCCGCGCTGTTTAGCGAAGGCGCAGGCAAAGGCGAATCTGAACAAACCGGCGCGGAAGGCAAATTCTCCGTCGCCAGCCACAAAGGCTTATTGGGAGGCTCTTATGTCTAAAGTCAAAACAGAAATCTTAGGCCCTGCTATTTCCGACTTTTTGAAATACGAAGCCACCCCGCAAACCCGTGTTGCCGTTGCTGCCGATACCGGCACGAAAGCAGGCAAGTTTGTCGAGTACCCGCTGCGCGGCAAAAAGCTGCTTGCGTTGACCGATGAAGCCGACGGCAAAGTCGTCGTACAGCCGCTCAACTGCATCATCGACCTGTCAAAAGTTGCCGATGCGGACGTCAAAGCAGCCACTACCGGCAAAACCTTGGACGCGCTGAAAAAAGAAGGCGACGCATACGGCATCGTTTACCAAGGCAAGCCCGCCGCCTGATTTCAGACGACCTTTAAACCCGATTTAACAAGGACACATCATGCCTTTATCCGATAACAGCAAATTTGGCGTGCAGGCTTTGACCACCGCCATCAACAAAATCGACCCGGGCGCAAGCCAAATCCGCGAGCTGGGCATCTTCGAAACCGAATATCTGACCACCACTTATGCCGACATTGAGTTCCAAGACGGCAAAGTCCACTTGGTTGCCAGCAAAGAGCGCGGCACATCCGGTCAGGCGGTCGAAAGTCCGAAACGCACCGTGCGCACCGTCAAAGTGCCGCACCTGCCGATTCATGATGTCGTTCGCGCCGACGACGTGCAAAATCTGCGCGCTTTCGGTACGACCCAAGCCGCAACCGTCATGGACAAGGTCAACGAAAAACTCGCCGGCGGCAAATCCGATCTCGAATACACCCGCGAGCATCTGATGCTCGGCGCGTTGCAAGGCAAGATTTTGGATGCGGACGGCAGCGTGATGCTTGATTTGAACGCCGAATTCAGCGTTACGCGCAAAACGCAAAACATCGAATTTTCCAAAGAAGCGACCGAAGTCGGCTCGGTATTGGACAAGCTCTTGTCCGAGCAACGCCAAAAATTCGCCGGTGCGCAGGTGCGCGGCTGGGTGGTGTATTGCGGCGCAGAGTTTTTGAGCGCGCTCAAAGTGCATAAGTCCATCTTCGAAGTGTACAAACGCTTTGATGAGGCTCGCGCCTACCGCGAAGGCGATACGCTCAATCCGTCCGAGTTTGTCCACAAGGGCATCCGCTTTATCGAGTATGCCAACCATTTCGGCAGCGACGCCGACATTGCGGCGGACAAGGCGATTCTGTTGCCGGTTGGCCGTAATCTCTACAAAGAGTATTTCGCCCCCGCCGACATGAACGCCACCGTCAACACCCGCGCCCTGCCGTATTACGCCAGCCGCGAGAAATTGCAGCACGACAAGGGTTGGAGCCTGCACATACAGTCAAACCCGCTGCCGATTGCGCTGCGCCCTGAGTTGTTGGCAACGCTGACCATGTCTTAAACGGATTTCAGACGACCTTTAGGGCAAGTTTAAAGGTCGTCTGAAAACGGAGGACGGCATGATTACCATCCAAGACATGATGACCCGCTTCGGCGAGCAGGAGATGGCGGAGCGGTCGAACCATGAAAACTACGAAACCATAGACGAAGCGGTGATGGCGGCGGCGATTGCGGACGCGGAAGAAGAAGCGGCAAGCTACCTTCGGGCGGCGAAACTGTTTTTTACCAACGACACCGCGCCGCAGGTCTTGAAAATCAAAGTCTGCGACATCGCCCGCTACTATCTCTACGACGACGCGGTAACGGGTATTGTGGAGGAGCGGTATCAATCGGCGGTCGCTTGGCTGAAGATGGTCGTCAAAAATCCGAATATGCTGGACGAGACCCGCGTATCGGATGACCGCAGACCGTCAACCTGTGCCGTTTATGTCAATGCCGAACCCGATCTTCGCGAATGGCTGAAGGAGTAGGCAATGCGGATTACGGTATCACACGACTTGTCGCGTATCGCCCAAAGCCTGAACCGCCTGTCGGGCAAGTTGACAGGCAGCCTTGAAGAGCCTTTACGCGCCATCGGCGGCATCCTCGAATCATCGACCCGCCGCCGTATCGCCGAAACCAAAACCGCGCCTGACGGCAAACGCTGGCAGGATGTCAGCCCCGCAACGGCAGAAGCCAAAAACGGACGCGGCGGGATTTTGGTGGATTACGGCAACCTCTTGGCAAGCATTACGCACGAGGCATCGGCGAAAAGCGTGATTACCGGCTCAATCATGGGCTACTCGGTTTATGTGCAGGAAGGCACGAAAACCATGCCTGCCCGCCCGTTTTTGGGCTTGTCTTCGCAAGATTATCAGGATATTGACGAGTTGATGTCCGATTGGCTGGAAGGATTGATTGTCTGATATGGCTTTGAAACAGCATGAAAACTTATTGGCGGTCTATCCCGAAATCCTAGGTCGTCTGAAAACCGTCAAAGGCATCAAGGCGGTCAAGGAAATCGGCGAACTTGCCGAGCTGCTCGCCCAAGGCGCGGCGAAACGCAAAGCCGCCCCGCTGGACGGCGCGGTCTATGTCGTTTACGGCGGCTCGACCTTTGCCGACGAAGCGAAAAACGGCAAATACCTCAAATCGACGCTGCACTTTACCTTTGTGTTGGTGCGAAGCTATACCGCCAACGGCAAATCCACGCTGTACGAGGTCGGCGAGACCCTGACCGCCATCCAGCGTGCGTTTTCAGGCTGGGACGCGGGCGACGAATATGCCGTTGCCCCTTTCCGCCGCATCGCCTCGCCATCCATCGAATACAACGACGGCTTTGCTTTTTACCCCATTTCATTCGCCTGCGACACCGTGCAGGCGGCAAACTAAAGGAGCTGCCACATGGCAAAACAAAACGACCACGTCTTTACTTTTTACCCCATTTCATGCGCCTGCGACACCGTGCAGGTGGCAAACTAAAGGAGCTGCCACATGGCAAAACAAAACGACCACGGCTTAATCTTTGAAGGCGACGTCAAGGTGCGCAACCTCAATCAAAAAGGCTCGGGCTTTATCGACATCGGCAATACCACCGCCCTGACCACGCAGACCAGTGTGGAAACCAAAGAGCGCGTGTCCAAGCAAAAAGGCACTTACGGCAGCGCACTCGACAGCCTGAAAACCGTCAAGCCTACCGAAATCGGTCTGAAACTCGATACCTTCGACAAAGATAATTTGGCATTGGCTTTGATGGGCGAAGCCGCCGTCATCGCGGCAACGGCGCAGACCGTTACCGACGAGACCGTAACCATCGGCAAAAAAGGCATGGCGTACAAGCTGGCAAACGGCAACATCGACCCGGCTACCGTCAAAGTCAAAAACAAGTCCAAAGCCAATGTCGACGCCAAGCATTTGGACATCAATGCCACCTTGGGCATGATTACCGTCCTGCCTACTGCCGACACCGTCAACGACGGCGAAGAAATTACCGTCGAATACAAAACCCGCGATTCCGGCGGCTACAAAGTGTCCGCCGCGACCTTGTCCCGCTTGGATTTGGAAATCTACGTTGACGGCCGCAACCGCGTTACCGGCGAGACCGGCATCCTGCATATTCCCCATGCCGTATTGGCTGCGGACGGCAGTATCGACTGGTTCGGCGACGACTTCAACGAAGCCGAATTCAAAGGCACGGCGGTATTGGCTTCGGGCGAGACCTCGACCTATTCCTTCACGTCGTACAACAACTAAAGATTCGGGCGGCTTATGCGGATTGGCGGGTTCGCCGGTCGGGCTGTCCGATAAACGGCAAAAAGGTCGTCTGAAACGGGCTTCTGCGTGTAGGCGCAGCGGCATGGAGTTTCAGACGACCTTTTTTTAAACGGGTTTTAAAACAGATTAGAACCGATACAGGGCTGATTTAATCAGGTATCCGCTGACGGCCATAAAGGCGAAAAATTCCAGCAGTTTCATGTCGCGGATGTGCGCCAACATATCGAAACCGAGATACAGCGCGGCGAAACCGAAGAATGCGCCGACGGCGAAAAGTATGGTTAGAGCGAGGGTTTTCATGATTTTCGAACCATTCGTGTAGAAAGTATGGATAAGTCGCACGGGAAAAATGGAGGTAGCTTTGGGAGTTTGTAATGTTCGGAAAATAGAACAAGCATTTTTTCATCGATCAAGTCTGCCTGCGAAACGTATGTTTCCCAGCTAAGGTTTCTCGTCAATTTGACTTTGGCTTCTGCTGCAATTCTAAGGTTTGATGCCCGCGAAGAAGCAGCCTGTAAAAGGATTCGGTACTTATTTCTAGGATTTGGTGTTTCAAATTTTCTCCACCCTTCCTTACGGGCTATTTCTTGGCATTTTTCCAATTTCTTCCATGTGAAATTTTCGTTATTCCGAAGCGTGCAGATATGGTCTGCTGCAGTTTGGGGAGTAGGAAAGGTGCACAGTGCGTCATAAATTTGGTCGACATCAAACAGTGCGGACAATCTGTTTTCTGAAAGAATCTGGCGGATTGCCTGTTTGTAGTAGGGTTGCAAATGTTTCATATGCTGACTGTAAGTAAGATTATTTATTTTAAATAGCAAAGGTATCAAAATAATGGCGAATATTCAAGCAGGTTTAGAGATTAAGGCGGGCGTGTCCGGTGCCGAAAACATCGACGCGCTGGCGCAGTCCATCGAGGCGGCGGGCATCGATACGGGCAAGCTGACCACCGAAGCGAAAGAGCTGGGCGCAACGCTGGCTAAAGCACAAGCGCAACAGGCGGCAATTGCAGAATATAAGGCGTTGTCGGCGGAATTGGACAACACCGCCAAAGAAATGCGCGCGCTGGACGAATTGACCGCGACGCTTGAGAAATCCATGCGCGACGGCGGTACGCAGCAACAGCGGGCCGATTTGGCGAAACTTCGCGCCGAATCCGAACGCCTGGCAAAAAGCGAAACCGAGCTGACAGGCAAGCTGTATGCCGCCCGCGATGCGATGTCGGTGTCGGGCGTATCCGTCAAAAACCTTGCCGCAGAAGAGGCGCGCCTGTCGTCAGAATCCGCCGCCGCAACGGCGCAGCTCGACCGTCTGACCGCCGAAGCGCAAACCCTAAAGGCGATTGCCGATGCCAAAATCCAGCTCGGCATCGATACCGACGATAAGGCGCGGCAGGAAATCCAAAAGACCAAAGACGCTTACGAACTGCTCAAAGACAGCGGCACGCTCTCGCACGAGGAATTGGCGCGGGCGGCGCAGCTTCAGGAAGGCAAGGTGCGCGAGCTTGAAGCCAGCCTGAAAGGCGTGAAGCCGTCTATTACCGAGGTCGCTTCGGAGATTCAGGGCTTGGTCGGTGGTGCGGGCGGCTTGGCGTTTGCCACCCGCGAGGCGATGAAGTTTGAAACCGCGATGGCGGGCGTGAAAAAAGTCGCCGAAGGTACGGACGAGCAGTACACCCAACTTTCAGACGAGCTGAAGAAAATGGGCGCCGAATTGGGCATTTCCGCCGCCGAAATGGCGGATCTTGCCGCAGCGGGCGGACAGCTCGGCATCCCGATTGAGAAGTTGTCGGAATTTACCGCCATCGCGTCCAAGATGTCGGTTGCCTTTGGGATGAGCGCGGAAGAGGCGGGAAATGCCGCCGCGACGATTGCCAACGTGTTCCAGCTCCCAATCGGCGAAGTCGAGAAGCTCGGCGATGCCATCAACGTTTTGGGCAACAATACCGCCGCACGAGAAAAAGACATTGTCGCCGCGATGGCGCGTATCGGCGGTACGGCCAAGCAGTTCGGGCTTGCCGCCGACGAAGCCGCCGCGCTTGCCGACGCCTTTATCGCTTTGGGTAAACCGCCCGAAGTGGCGGCGACCGCCATCAACGCCCTGTTGCAAAAACTGCAAACGGCGCAAAGCCAGGGCAAAGGTTTCCAAGACGCTCTTGGATCCATCGGTACGTCCGCCGACGAGATGGCGGCAAACATCGCCGCCAATCCGCAGCAGGCGTTGACCGAGTTCCTGCATCAGCTCGAAGGCTTGGACAAACAAAGCCGCGCCCTGACGCTCTCGCAACTCTTTGGCACTGAGTACAGCGACGACATCGCCCTCTTGGTCGGCTCGCTCGGCGAATATGAAAAGGCTTTGGGCTTGGTCGCCGACAAGGGACAGGTCGTCGGCGCGATGCAAAAAGAAGTGGCAAACGCCATGTCCACCAGCGAGGCGCAGATTGCCAAAGCCAAGCAGGAAATCGTCAATGTTGCCATCGAGGTCGGAGAAAAGCTGCTGCCTTTGGTGTCTTTGTTGGCGAGTACGGTGGGCGGCGTCGCTGGAGCGGTCGGCGCAATTACCGAAGAATTTCCCGTTTTGACGCAGCTTGCCGCGCTGTTTGCAGCAGGCGCAGTTGCCGTCAAGGCTTATGAGGCGGCTGTCCGCCTGACTGGTGGTGCGGTATCGGCATCGTTTGCGACCCAGCGCGTCAGCATTGAGGCAACCAAGGCATCCATCCTGACGACCACTGCCGCTGCCCGAGAGCTGGGCATCGCGCTCAAATCTGCCGCCGCCGGTAACGGCTTCGGCAACGGAGCGGCTGCTGCGGGTGTGTTGGCGCAAAACCTTAAACTGGCTGCGGCCAATGCGGGATTGTTGGCTGCTGCCGCCACTGCCGGATGGGGCGTGGGAGAATGGCTGCGCGAAAATACCGATTTTGCCAAGATTTTTGGCGACAGCCTCGGGCGCGTACTCGCCATGTTGGACAGTTTCTTTACAACAGGCAGTCTGGATAAATACCGCGAACATTTCAAAACCGAAGCCCAAATCAAGCGTGAGTTGGCCGAAGCAGATAAAAAAGCGCAAGAAGCTGCCGAAAAAGCCGCTGCCGCCAAAGCCAAAGCCGCTGAAGAAGAGGCAGCCGCCGTCAAAGCCCTGCAAGCCGAATATCGTGCTTCCGCCGCTGAACAGGCGGCGTTGGAGCGCAGTATGGCCGCCTTGCGTGCCGACGGGCGCGAAAACAGCGACTTTTACAGCGAGCTGGCGGTCAAGCTGGGAAACGTGCGCACCAAAACCGCCGACCTGAAAGCTGAACTTGACAAGAAAAACATCAAAATCAGCGCGGACACAGGCGAGCTTTCCGAAGCGGAAAAAGCCCTTGAATCCTTGGGGCTAACGGCTGAAGAAGTCACCACCGGTCTGAGTAAGAAAGCGTCTGAGGGTATTGCCAACTTTTCCACCGCCGCCGCCAAGTTCGGCAACGATGCCGACCAAATGTCGCGTGTATTTCAGGCAGCATTAAAGCAGATGGACAGTCCCGAAGCGGTCGAAAAACTGAAAGCCGCATTGGAAGAGGCGGGCAAACAGGCGGGCATGACCGCCGAGGAGATCAAAAAAATCGGCGACGCCGCCCCTGTCGCGTCCGATAAGGTTGCCGACGCATTTGCCAAAATCGGCGTGGACAGCAAAGCCGTGATGACGGGTATCAGCAGCGACGCACGTCAGGCGTTTGCCGACTTTAAGGACGCGTCCGAACAGGCGGCGGCTGCCGGACAGAAAGATGCCAAGTTGATGCAGGCGGCGTTTGAGCAGATGATGGGCAAACTCAAAAGCAAGGAGGAATTTGTCGAGTTCCAACGCCAGCTCAAAGCCAGCGGCGATGCGGCACTTTTGACACAGGAGCAGCTTGCCCGCTTGGGCGACGCGGCTTCAGGCGGCGCAGAAAAAGCCAAATCCGCCTATCAAGGGCTGAACGATACGGCCGCACAGGCGGGCGAGGCTGCCAAAAACGCCCACAACAAAGGCGCACAGGCGGCGGAAAGCCATGCCCAATCCGTCAGCAAGGTGGTCAAGGCAAACGACGATGCGGCGGCGAGTGCGGAAAAGGCGGCGGCAGCGACCGAAAAAGCCGCTAAAGCCGTTACCGACTACGGCTACCGGCTCAGTCAGACGGGCGGTTACGTCAAGTTCAGCAACGAGCAGCTTGAATTGATGAACCAAAAATTCAGGGGCGTCAAAATCGGTATGGAAGCAACGCTGCAAATCGGGCGCATAAAGGACTACACCCAGCAGATTTACCTTGCCAACTCCGCCATGCAGCGGTTGAGCGATGCAACGGCGCAAGGTGCGTTGACACAGGGTGTGTTGAACGATGCAGCCGGTGCGGCTGCGGCGGCTGCCGACAAGCTGGGCAATACCGAGCTGACCAAGTTTCGCAATGCGATTGCCGACGCGCAACGTCGTCTGAACGCGCTGCGCCAAGAGGCAAGCGACGCGACGCGCGCCCTAGAAGCCGAGCTTGCCGAACTCAACGGCAACGCCGAAGCGGGCTACGCTTTGCAGCAGGAGAAAAAGCTGCGCGAGCTGAATCAGAAACTTGCAAACGCCAAGCAACTGGGACAAGGAGACATCGCCCGCGAATACCAGCGTCAAATCGAGCTGCAACAGCAGATTTACGACCGCCAACGCAACAAGCGCGCCGAATCTGCCGCCCAAGACCGCGCCCGCAACCAAAATACGGCAAGCGGCAGCAACAACGTGGCACGCCAGTTGCAGCAAATCGGCAATCCGCAGGTCAACGTCAATACTGACGAGCTTAACCGCCTTTTGGCGCAACGTGACGAAGCAGTCGCCAACAGAGCAGTCGGCAGCCTGATGACGCAACTGGAAAACTCGTTCAAGCGGACGAATTAATCCAAGCGGCAAATACAAACCCGACTGCAACCATGCCAAGCCCCGATTTTCGGGGCTTTTGCTTTAATGGGGTTTTATATTTAGGCAAAGGTCGTCTGAAATGGTCGATTGGATTTTAAAGCGCAAGGACACCGGCGCAACTGTCCGCCTGCCGCAGGATATGCGCTGGGAAGATGAATTTGGTTGGAACAAGGTAGCGCAGGCAGCGCCGCAACGCACCTTGTCGGGCGGATTGGTGATCCAGCAGGGAATTAAGGCAAACGGCCGCCCGATTACGTTGTCGGGCGATTGGGTATGGCTGGACTTGGGATCTTTGCGCACTTTACGCGATTGGACGGACGTCCCCGAATTGGAAATGACTCTGACACATTACGACGGACGCGAATTTAATGTTGTTTGGCGCACGCACGATGCGGCTTTGGGTAACGTCGAGCCGGTGCGGTACTCGACGCCAGAGGCGGAGAGTGAGCGATACACCGCCAAGCTCTGCCTGATGACGTTTTAAGGTCGTCTGAAAGCAGGTTTAAACAGGATTTAAAAAGGTTTCAAAAATGGAAAAAACAACGCGCCTGACGCAACAGGATTTGCAGATTTACCCCAGCCAGCGCATGACCGATACGCCTGACGGCGGCGGTCTGATGGTCGGGCAGCCGCTGACCGGCGAGGATAACGAGATTTTCCCGCCCGTTTCGGACGTTGACCGCACGATGGGCAGCTTGGACGCCCGTTTGCTCTACCCTGCCGTCCTGCGCAACGACTCCGAGCCGCTCTATGGCGGGCATTTTGTCATTACCGAGCCGCCGACCTCTGAAAACGTGTCGTTTTTGGCATTTAAGGCGAGAAACTACGGCGAGAGCCGCGCAGACATTATGCCGCGAATTGAAGCGTATTCCGTGCCGACAGTGGAAAGCCGTATGACGCTGATGGGGCGGCATTTGGCGGGCGTGCGCCTTGTGCAGGCATATCAGCGCGAAGAAGCCCCGTTGCCTAAAGTAGGCGAACGGTACTGCCTGCAACACGAAGACAAAACCAATGCCAAGACCGAGCGCATTACCGAATATTTCCGCATCGCCAACCTGACGCACGAAATGCGGACGTTTGAAATCCCCCTTACTGGTGGGCAGACCAAAGAAATCCGCCGCCGCGTCCTCAAAATGGAGACAACCAACCCGCTGACGCGCGATTTTGATGGTGTCGATTACCCGGTCGAAGGCTATGCAGGCAACAAGGTCAAGATTTTAGAGACGCAGGTCGCCGATTCGGCGAACTATTACGGTGTTAAACCCGTTTCAGACGACCTCAAAGCAGGCGACGCATCGCTGACGGTTGCCAGCATTTACGAAAAGCTGGTTCCTACTTCGACGGTAGAAACGCCATACGCCGACCAATATCCCGTTGCGGGTGATATGTGGGTGGCTGCCGCGCCTGAAAAACAGGTGTTTAGCGGGTATTTATCGGGCGGTACGTTGACGATGCCCCATTCGCTCCTGCCGGGCAGCATCAAAATCGGCAATTACAAAGACAACGCGCAGGGGCAGCTTATCTCCGGCGACGATATCATCCAAGCCGACTATGAAAAAGGCCGTCTGAGCGGCATCCCAAGAGGGACTTATACCGTTTCCGCCATCCCCGCCGCCAAATCGTCGGCGTCTCGGTTTGCCTTCGCCGTTGAAATCAAAGAGACCAATCAAGGCACGGCGTTTGCGCCGCTGCTGACACCTGCGCCCACGGCGGGCAGCCTGAAGGTGTCGTTTATGGCGTTGGGCGTTTGGTATCTGCTCGCCGATTCGGGCGACGGCGTGTTGCGCGATGAGGCAGGCAAAGCGGTAGGCACGGTGTCGTCAACCACCGGCTCTGTCGTGCTTAATCTGCCCGTATTGCCCGATGTCGGCAGCCGTCTAGTGTTTCAGTGGGGCGGGATTTCGGGATTCGCGTCATCCGACGGCGGTAAGACGGGGACGGCAGCGACGCCAAAACCTGCCGAAAGTAAATGCACCTATGGCTTGGGTCATCCCATCAAACCGGGTACGTTGGTATTGACTTGGGAGGATAACGGTACCAAAACTGCCCGCGACGACGGCAACGGCAGCCTGACGGGCGATATGCAGGGTGCTGTCGATTACCTCAACGGCGTGATTTCGACCACCCGCTACATCAACAGCAACACGGTCGAGTACACCTGCGAAGAGACACGCCGAATCAGCGCAAGCGTAGTGGGCGGCGCAGGCTACGGCATGACGGCGGAGGATAAGGGAGCGCATTGGGAGCTGGTATTCAAGGACGCTACGCCTAATCAGTCGGTCTTCAGATTGGATGTTAAAGGGCAAGTCTCCGAAGAGACAGAGTACACAGTGCCGAATTGGTATGGCGCAGCGGTTAGATAGGAGATGAAAATGGCGATTTCTGCCGGAAAAGAAATTAAATCAGGTACGGCGCGCATCAGTTTGCTCGCAGTCAAAGGCGGCTGGAAGGTAGGTAAAAACGCCGTACAGGGTATCCGTTGGGACGGCGGCAAGTTGATTGTGTCAAAATCCGCATTAAGAGTGGAGGCGTTGGCTTGGGCGACCAAGTCTTATTCGACCTTGGGCGTCGCATGGCGCGCGCAAGATGCTACCGCCAAGAAAACCGTCGATATGTCCTTTAGCGACTGGAATGCAGAGTTTTTATCCGCCGACTCGTCCCATGCCAAACCCCGAAGCGGGCGTCTGGCAGGCGGGCTGACATTTAATGTTTTGATTGACTTCGATCAGAGTAGCACCTGTGTTTACAACTCATGGTCTTTTTCAGACGGTACGACCGAAATCGTCGAATACGGCGGAACGCTTTATAAAAACTGGGATGCAGCCAAAGGCAGCGGCGAAAATATCGGCACATTGTCCGCATCGGGCGAGGTATCCATCAACGACCCTGCCATCAAATTCCAAAGCCTCAAGGTTACGGGCGGGGTTGTCCGTCTGCCGCAGGTTAAGATTTTTTCTTATGCGGGACGTACGCCCGCCGCGCCGGTCAAGCCCGAGAGTTTTACCGTTTATGCCAACAACGGCGACATCGTCGGCCGCAGCAATGCCGAAGGCAATATCGAAGGCGGCATCACGGGGAAAATAGACTACGAAACAGGTTTCTACGAAATTACCCGCACCGAAGGCTTTTATCCCGAAGAGCTGCGATACAACGCCGTAACCCAAGACAATCTGCCTTTGGATTCGTCGATTATCGGTATCGATGCCGTGCGCCTGCCTGCCGACGGACGCGTCCCCGTGTTCCGCAAGGGCGACATGATTGTGATTTCCAGCCGCCTCAAGCAGGATTTGGGCAGCGCGTTTACCGCCGCCCAGAAAATCACGCTCAACCGTCAAAACCTAGACCGCCTCTGCTTGGTCGACAGCAAGGGCAAACACGTCCTCGCCGAAAAATACACAGCAGACCTTAAGGCGGGCAGTATTACCTTCGGCGAGCCGTTGGACTTGTCGCAATACACCCTGCCGCTGACCGCCGTGTGCGCATGGGAAGAAGAAAACCGCATTACGGGCGTCGATATTTCGGGTCGTCTGAAACTGCAATTTGCCATATCGCGCGCCTACCCCAAAGCAGGGACTTACGTTTCGTCTGCCCTGATCGGCGGCGATTTGCTGGTACGCGCGACCGAGCCTTTCTCGCAACAGGCATGGGACAACGTTTGGGCGGATTCGCGCCGCGGCGATCCGATTTTGGCAAAGGCCAATGTCAAAGACTACCCGATCAAACTCGCCAGCAACGGCGCGATTACCGAGCGTTGGCTGATTAGATTCACTACTGCCAACCAATTCGAGCTTTACGGCGAACAGCTGGGCTTGGTTGCCAAGAGCGATACCCTGACCGACCTTGCGCCGACCAATCCCGCCACGGGTAAGCCGTACTTTACGATTAAATCGACAGCGTTCGGCGGCGGATGGGCGGTTCAAAACTGCATCCGTTTCAACACCTACGGCACGCCGCTGCCCGTGTGGATTCTCCGCAGCGTCCAGCCCTCGCCCGACAGGCAGGAAGGGCGCGACGGCTTCACCGCGTGTTTGCGCGGCAATACGGTGGTGGAGTAGGCGCAACAAATAAAGGTCGTCTGAAGGCGTTTCAGACGACCTTTTAACTACCGTTTATTTATTTTATATGCCGTTTGTTTTAAAATGCTGTTGATATTTTTAAACGGAGTAATAAGGATGAAAAAAATTATATTAATAGCTACGTTGACTGCGCTTGTAGCGGGCGGCTTGGCAGGCTGCGGGAAAAGCAAAGAAGAAATCGAACTGGAGCGTGAAAAGATTGCATTACAGCGCGAAAAGTTACAACAACTTCGAGAATCGAAACAAGATAGACCGATTGCTGCACCGCAGCCCGAAAAAGTGGAGGCGCAGACAAAAAAAGATGTTCAGCCCGAGCCTGCACGGGAGGGCGTAACAGTCAATGTCAATCAGGCGGAGCAGCAGGCGGAAGTCAGACGGGTAAGCAAAGCCGTCATGATTTCAAACGCCAAAACATACTTCTCCGAGAGTGTGCTGCGAAGTGTCGAAGCGCGTTATAAGGACGGGGAAAGTATTTTGTGCGGAGAGGTACTTTGGGATAAAGCCAACTGGCGGCGTTTTGTACAAGTCAACTCGTACAACGACAAAGACGGCAAAATAATGACACAAAACTATTTTGACAAAGATTATTCACACGAATTTTCCGACACCATCTGGCGGGAATATTGCCGCTAATACAAGTCCCCGACTGCAACCATGCCAAGCCCCGATTTTCGGGGCTTTTGTTTTAATAAGGCTTTATTTTTAAAGCAAAGGTCGTCTGAAATGTTTAATACCGAAAAAGTACCGGTTAAGGTTTACCGCTGGGACGATGCAGGTGCGCCCAAGCTGACGACTGATGCCGGAGCGTTTAAAACTGTTTTAAAGGCTTGTTTGGTGACGGGTTATGGCGAGGGTGAGAATCGGAAAGAGCCGCTGGGCTGGGAAATTCATCAGGAAACGGAAACTGCCGCCTATTTTCGCTCTAAGCATGAAAAATCATCCAAGCCATATCTATTGGTCAATGGTAGTTCGAGCGGTTATTACAATTCTGTTTCGTCCAAATTCAAAGTATCTGCGGAGCTCCAGCCTCACGTTGCTAATAATAATGTTGTCGCTGAGGCTGGTAATTCTGTCAATGAGTTGTACTGTAAATCTCGACGTGACTGGGTTTTAATTGGGAATGAACGTGGGTTTTGGTTGGTTGTCGGGTCGAAATATGAACGTAGTAGACCTGGTATTGGTTATAAAACAACACCATCGGCAACTGCTTTATTTTTTGGAGATTTCGCAAGTGCGGCGCCGTTTGATGTATCTAATGCTGCATTGATGACTATCACCCTTTCGGATTACTCCATCAGTAAAAGCTTTAACAGTACCGCTACTTTTTCAGGAGGAGTTGATAATAACATCCCTACTAAAGCAAGAATACGTTCGTTAATGTCATTTGATAGTGGTGGTGGCGAGGCGGTTGACGGGATTGCTAAAAAACTGATTGCAACGCCTTTTTATTTTTTTGAGGGCGGCAATCTACGCGGGCTGGTTCCGGGATGTCTTGGCGCATCTACATCTTGGTTTTCAGAAAATAATTGTTTTGAACAATACCGTTTGGACAACAGTCCGGACGAGTTTTTAATTTTCACCACCGGATACGCCGAAAAGGATGGTGTCGGTCGGAATTTCTTAATTAACCTGACCGCATGGGACATGTAACGATGGGTGTGCTTTTGTCAGACGGACTTGTGTTTGCCGACCCCGTCTATGGCGGTCGCGGCTATATTGCAGGGGAGGCAGAGGGGATTGTTACCGTCGGAGGGCAGCCTGCGGAACGCAAAATACTGCTTTTCGATCGGCAGAATTTTAAGGTCATTCGTACCCAATGGAGTAAGCCTGACGGGTCATACCGCTTTGATTACCTGAATCCGAATAAAGAATTTTTTATGGTTGCGCTTGACCATAAAAAGCAATACGAGCCTGTCTCCTATGATTTCATCAAGCCCTACGTCGATACTGACAGCGGATAAGGTCGTCTGAAATGTCTGACGATAAATCCAAAACCTATACCCATTCCGCGCGGATTCCGCTGCCTTTCGGGGCGTTGATTGCGGAACGTAAGCCGTCAAACCGATTGCCGATACCGTTTGCCCGCCCGTTGCGCCATATTGCGGCGGGCGGGGCGGTTGCGCCGATTGAGCCGCCAAAGCCCAAACCGCCCGCGCCTTACGCGCCGCCGGCAGGCTATGCCGCCGTATCGGGGGAATGGGGGTTTGTTCTGCATGCGGTTGGAACGGGGGCGGCTTGTTTGACCGGTGGTTTCGCGGGTGATAACGCGGCAGTAGGAATGTCGGGCGTATCGGTCGAGGTTGTTGACGTTGCCCATTGTTTTCAGACGACCTTTGAGGGAATGACTGCGCTTGAAGGTCGTCTGAAAGCGCAGTCCGAGCCATCGTTTGCGGTTTCGGCTTGCGCGGCAGGTGTTCAAAGCGCGATGGACGGGCTGGACGGCTGCTCCGGCGCGAACACGACAGGCAGCCTGTTTTTGACGGGCTGTGGCGGCGATGCGCAGGCGGCTCAGGCGGGCGAGCTATTGGAAAGCCACGCGGACAGTACGTTTTCAGACGACGCTTTATTGGTTGGCTGCCGGCAATCGGACATCCTTGAGGCAGCGGATTTGGTGTGTTGTTTCAGTCCTAAATCCCTGCCTGCCGTTGCCGTACCTTGCGAATACTATGAGATTCCGGTCGAGCCGGAACCCGTCCCCGAAACCTACGTCTGCGGTATCCGCCCGCCGTCAAACCGCCTTGCTCTGCGGTTTTACCGCAGGAAAATTGCGCACGACCCGCGCCATATTCCGCTGCCGTTCGCCTGTTTCGACACGGCAAAAACCCCTGTTTTAAACGGATACATCATGCAAAACACCGTCAAAGCCACGGCGGACGGGCAGCCGATTGAGTTGTTTTCCGCCTCGTTTACCGCCGATACGGGCGGCTATTGCTGGCAAGGCAGCCTGACCGTATCGCCAGAAGATTTCGCCAAAATCAACCCCGACGCACGCGCGAAGGGTGAGGAAGCGCAAATCAAGGTGAAAATCAATGCGGACACTTTCGTGATTATCGCTGAGGATTACAGCGACAACCGCCGCTTCGGGCAGAAAAGCTACACGGTAACGGGCAGGAGCGTTACCGCCCGCTTGGGCGCGGACTATGCGCCCAAAAGCAGCGGCACATACCGCAACCCTATCTACGCCCAACAAATCGCCACGGAGGTTTTGAGGCCGACGGGCGTAGGCTTGGACGGATGGACGATGGCGGATTGGCTGATTCCTGCCGATGTGTACGCATTGACGGACAAGACGCCGATGGCGGTATTGCAAGAGCTGGCGCAGGCGGCGGGCGGGTTTATCGAGAGCGACCGCGCCAAGCCTGCCCTGAGATTTAAGCCGAAGTGGCAATCGGCGGCATGGGAGGTGGCGCAGGCTGCGGCAGACGTTACCGTACCAGCCAGCGTAATTTTTGGCATCAGCGGGCAGCGCAATGTGTCCGAACGGGCAAACGGGATTTATGTGTGGCCGAGCCACAATAAGGGCAAGGGCGCGGACGTGTACCGCAACGGCAGCAACCGCGAGCCGCGAGCCTCCGCATTAACCCACGCGCTTTATACCGACCAGCCTGTTTTGCTTGCGGCAGGTATTGCCGCCTTAAGTGCGACGGGCATCCATAAGCGCGAGACCGTGTCTTTGCCGGTATCGGATAAATACGCCATCCCTATGGCGAATTTGGGCGAGATTTGGCAAATCAGCGAGCCGTCGGGCAACTGGCAAGGCGTGGTCGTGGGCGTATCGGTCGAGGTCAAAATCGAAAACGACGCGCCTGTCGTTACTCAAAATGTCAGCATTGACCGCTATTTGGACGAGTGATTAAAGCCGTTTTAAGACTGCTTTAAAGGTCGTCTGAAAGCCATGTTCAGACGACCTTTTATCTATTTGTTGGGAGTAACAAAATGACCAATCTGTATCAAAACCTGACAGCACTGCTCAACCGCGAACAGCGCGGCATCGCCAAAATAACAGGCGATTTGGGCGGCGGCTCATGGGCGGCACAAACGCAAAGCGGCGGGAATATCGTTTTGAGCGGTCAGGCTGCCTTAAGTCAACGGGTCTTTTACGATGTGCGTACCAACCGCATCATCAGCCAAGCCCCTGATGCTGCCGTTTTGGAGTTGGGCGTGTAGTGTTGAGTGCAGGCTCGCCGCCTTGGCAGTGGGCGATAGGCTGAGATAATTTGTTTTATTTTGAGAGTGTTATGAGTACGGATATTCTGCGTTTCAAACAGGGCGAAACCGTCGAAATCAGCGTTATCTTCGATGTTTTGGACGACTTGGGTATTTCTGCTCTGACCGGCGTTACCGCTGCTGCCGAACTTCGGCGCAAATATACTAAGGAGACGGTCGCCCGTTTTCAGACGACCCTTTACCCCGAAATCCGTTTGGTGTTGTTGCGTTTGGATGCTGATGTGTGCCGAAGTTTGATGGAGGGGCATTACGTTTTTGATTTGCAGTTCATTCGCCGCTCTGACGGCTTGGTGCAATACAGCGGAGATATTCCGCTGGAGATTTTAAAGAGTACGAGCAATGTTGGGTAAGTTTCGAGTTTTTAAAGGTAATTTGGAAAATGCCGCGCATCGGTACGATGACGACTTGTATCGGACGTGGTTGATCCAGCCCGAAAATCAAGGCAAATCATTTGAGGATTTCACCCGATGGCTTGCTGGCGTTAAAAGCGAGGATGCGGGCGAAGCCCCTGATTTCGTAGCAAGATTTATTTTGGCAATTTCATAAAAGGCAGGTAAAAAAATGACATTAAGACAACGTATAGACGCGCTGGTGGACGCTATTGGCGCAAAATTCAAAGAGGTTATCGGTAAAATCGGCTCGATAGATATGCTGCAAACTACGGAACGCGGGAGCGTGGTCGGCGCGGTAAACGAGCTTAAAACCCGTATTGACAACATCGGCAGCGGCAATAGCGGCGCAGCGATTGATGATACTGCGCCTGCGGCTGATAAAGCTTATTCCAGTCAGAAGGTTGATTCGCTGATTGATGCGGCAAAAGCGTCTGTCAAATCAGAGATTTTAGACGGCGCGGACGCGGCATACGATACGCTGGCGGAAGTTGCCAAGTATATCGAGCAGGACAAAACCGGCGCGACCGCGCTTTCGGAAGCTGTTGCCAAACGCCTGCGTATCGATGAGTCGCAAGTTTTGACACAGGCGCAAAAAACCGCAGTGGAAACCACGCTCAATCTTGGCGATACTGATACTGACTTCGTGGCTAAATTTAATCAGGCGTTGCAGTCATGACCTTGGTCGAGCATTTTAAGCTGTTTGTCGATGCCGTTGCCGCCCAGTTTAAAGCGCAAGAGGCGGAAATTACCTCCCTCAAAACAGCCGCAAATGGCGGGAAGAAAGAGTATCGGGAGGTTTATGTCCCGCGCGAAAGTATTAAGTTTCACGAGGGGAATAGCAACAATAAGTGGATTACCATTCCATTCGATGTTCCTTTTTCCGAACGTCCGATGGTCAATGTTGTGCTGGATATACAAGACCCAACCATACGGATCTCTTATGTGGGCAATATCACAACGGAAGGGTTTGATATAGGCATAAACTATGCGCCGTCACTCAATGGCTTGTGGTATCAGGCTTGGATTGTTGATAAATAGGCAGCAAAAAGGTCATCTGATTTTCAGACGACCTTCAATAAGGAGATTGAAAAAATCAAGTGGGACGGCGACGTAGCGGTGCGGCAACACCGCTACGCCAGCCAAGCAGATCGCACCTGCATTGACTTCTAAGGCCGCCTTAGTCTCGCGAGACTTGGGCATTCTATCTGATACAGGAGTGGATGCAAATGCAAATTTATCGGGAGTTACGCTGCAAATTCTGCGGCAAATTGCTGGCAAAAGGCAGCGGTTTCGTGCAAATAAAATGCACACGCTGCAAAAATATTAATTCTTTCAGTTGATTATAGAATTTAAGAATGCCGTTGAGCATCATATTAATCTGATTCAGAGCGTCGTCGAATGCCGATTTAGGAGTATATATGATGCAAAAACCGCAACAATCTTTACCCATCATCCCTTGGATGGGCGGGAAGCGACGGCTGGCAAAACACTTGTTGCCCATGTTTCCTGAGCATTCCTGCTATGTCGAGCTGTTTTCAGGCGGAGCGGCATTGTTCTTTCTCCGGCAAATGCCCGCTAAAGTAGAGGTGCTCAACGACATCAACGGACAGCTCGTCAACCTATACCGCGTGGTACAGCACCATTTTGACGAGTTCGTCCGCCAGTTTGAGTGGACGCTGACCAGCCGAGAGGTCTTTGCTCGCCTGCAAAACACACCGCCTGACTGTATGACCGATATTCAACGTGCCGCTCGGTTCTTCTACCTTCAACACAATGCCTTCGGCGGCAAGACCGTCCATCAACATTTTGGTACGGCTACTACTTCAAAAGCATGGGATGCGTCGCAAGTTGAAGCCAAATTAAAGGCTGCTAAAGACCGTTTAAAAGGCGGTTATATAGAGAATGAATCGTGGGAGCGTTGTTTCAAACGATATGACCGCGAGCACACGTTCTTTTACGCTGATCCACCATATTGGCAAACGGCAGGCTACGATAGTGCTTTTGATTGGTCTCAATATGAGCTGCTGGCAAAGGCAATGTCGGAAAGCAAAGGCGAGGTCATGTTATCCATCAACGACCACCCAGATATACGGGCTTTGTTTAAAGACTTCCGTATTACTCAACTGGAGCTGGCTTATACCGTAGGCAGGGATAAGACACGCAAAACAAGCGGCGAATTGGTTATTTGCAACTGGTAA